CCGCGTGACATGTAATAAGTTCTTGAAACTTTACTTCTCTTGCCGTAACCTTTACGGCCGTAGGACTTACGTCCTTTGTAACCTCTACGATTTCTCATTTTCGTGTTTTTTTTAAGTGAAACATAGTTATTTGTAATAAACCACAAATCGAATCAAACCTTGAAGCAACCAAGGATTTCTTTTGATCGTCTAAATCCATATTCTCTATGGTTTTAATAGACTCTTGAATATACTCTATAAATTTTTCCATATTAACGTTTTAATAAACCACCTATACCAGGTACTAAACCTAATAATTTTTGAACCATATTAACAATCATTACAGATTGTTGATTATTAACTTCAAACTCTTTTAATTTTTTTTCAAAATCTAAAATATTACCAGTTTTTATAAGATTTCCAATTTCTTGAGAAACTTTAATTTTTTGCTCATTGGTTAAACTAGTACTTGCTAAAGTCTGTTGAATATTAGCTTTAGCTTGAGCAACTTGTTGAGGAAATAATTCCTTATTTTGTTGCATTTGAGCTTGATTTTTTAACAATTGTCCTGACAATTGAGATTCCATATTTTGGGCTACATAAGGTAGCTCAGCTCGTAATTTATCATTAGTTACAGCTTTAATTAAAGCTTCTTTCATAGTAGCATCAGCTTGAGCCTTTACAAGATCAATTTGAGCAGTTTTAAGCTGGGTATCATAATAAGTATTAAGAGCCATATTAGCAGGCTGTGCAAGATCAACTTGAGGAGCCGTCGGATTATAAGATTGAGGACTACTAGTCCTAACGACAGGAGAATTAGTCATCTGACCATAAATAAGATTAGGATTTAATCCCGCTTCTTTAAAGCGAGTCATTTGTTCTTTTGGACTATTATATTGATTCTGCATATTCCAATCTGCAAGAGCATCAGCTCTTTGCTTATCGTACATTTCTCTTGAATAAGATAATTGTGATTGATTAGTAGCGGATTGAGTACCCGCATTTATAGCTTGTCCAGCAATACTGGCGCCAGCAGCTATAAGAGGTAAAACTAGTGGACCCATAGTTTTTTTTGTTTTTTTGTTTTTTTTGACACATTAAAAGTAGTGTTTGTTTTTCAAATTTAACTACACTACGTTTCGTTTTTTTTTCAAATATAACACTATTTTTTAAATTAGTGTCAATTAGCACTAATATATCAAGGATAATTAGTGCATATCGCCCCTTATCGGGGCTTTTGACGGACAGAATCCAGGGCAAAGCCCTTACGATTCCGTCTCGTCGGTTTTTTCAACTCCTTCGGAGTTTTCCACAGAGTTATCCACATTGTTGATAACTTTTTTACGAGATATAACTTCGTTAATCTCATTTTTATATTGTTCCGCCAATTCTTGGCGTTCAGCTAAATCTAATGTTCGAGGATCTGGTAAGTCATCCTCTTCATCATAATACTCATCAAGGCGACCGCCTATAGGTAAACCCCTTGAATATCTTTCCAATATAGTTTTCAAACTCATAGTTTGATCTGGAATAGTTAATGAAGGCTGAGTAAAAGCCTTATATTTTTTGGGAAATGCAGATGCATTTAACGAATTTTTAATTTTCATAACTTATTTATCTAATTTATCTCTACCCAATTGGGTATTTTTATACATTTTAACAAATGATTCCTGGTGTCTTTCTACTAATACTTTCTCAGCAAAATCACCAAACTCTTGAACTAACTCTAATTCAGCTTTCAAAGCTTCATCGGACATAACACTTTTTAAGTGATTATTTATCAATGTTTTTTGAAACTCAGTATAAATTTTATTCTTATAATATCTAGGCATAGCAATTTTCTTTCCATCCTTTAAAGGAACATACATCCTATTTAATAAATCATTTTTATGCCATTTAATCATGGAATCAGAAATATAATTTTGACCTAAACCTTTAGATATAAGACTAAATTCCTTTATTCTATCATCATTTCGATGCTTTGGAATTTTACCAGGTTTCTGCATATACTTTAATGTATATCCTATAGAAGCTTCATTAACTTCGCCAATAAATATAGAACCAAAAGGCACATACCCAAGACCAGCTTTATACTCGCTCCAAGCTCGTTCGACTTTTTCAGCATCAGCATTAAATATAATCATATGATAATGAGGGCGGTCTCGTTTACTACCATACTCACCACACACATAATACTTCAATTTTTTATCGGATAATTTCCTTAAACGTTTCATATAAGTTTGGATGTGCCTTTTATTTAGGCTCATATATCCATTCTTAGTAAGAGGTACGTATTTAGTATCATATGTTAAAGTAACAAATAAAGCAGTTTCAGAGACCTCACCCTCTTTAATCAACCTAAAAGACCATCCCGATGTTCTCCGTTTCATACAATTAGGACATTTACCACATGGGAGCGCCATCCATTGTGTTGTAATTTTATCTCTAACTTGAAACGGAGTTATACATCGAGAACTCATTAAATAGTTGGTGTTCCGTACTTAGGCATTGGACGCAAAGCCTTAATTTTATTTAGTACGTGACAATATAATTTTTGAGTATCACCATCAGTAACGGCAAAAATACGAGACGTATCATCAGGGTTACATTCAATAAACTCCTGAGATAACGTAGGTTCAGTAGAAAATATTCTACCAGCATGCCAATAATCTAAAGAATTAGCAAAATCACCAGCTACACGACTAGGCATATACTTATACTCAGCATAACGAGGAACATAACCGAATGTATCATCACCATTATTAGTCCAAGCAAATAACTCTTTTACTTTAACCTCTTGTTCACCAATATTAGCAAATGATGGCCAATAGTAATCTAAAGGTTCAGATTTTAAGAAAGTACGAGGAATACCTTGCTGATAAGCAGTTTTAGGCAAAACTGACATTACTCCAATAATATAACCATGTTCTTCACAATAATAAGTACCAGCACGACCACTAGAAACACCAATACCATGACCCGCCATATTACCCTGAGGCGGTGATGTAGGATCTGTAGGATCAGATGAACTAAAAGTACCTGAAGTATTAAGAACTTCAGAAATAACAATAGGGGTTTTAACACCAGTAATATACTCTGGTCTCTGTAAACGAGCGTCAGAAGATTTAACACCAAAGTGTGAAAGAATGCTTTCAACATATCTAGTACCACCACGAGCATTTTTTTCTAACCATTCTTGCAAACGATACGCACGGCGTAAATCGTTAATAGTAGTAGGTTCTACTTCTAAACCACCGGTAGCAGCAAATAAATCTGTAGAAGTTGTTGGACTATTACTTCCAGGAACAACAACACTATAAGGTGAACCTGTTAAAGTAGTAGGGGTAACAGAAGAAGAATCTCTATATATAGGTGCATTTTCGGCAATCTGACCTAAAGGAATATCAACAGCTGCACCCTTTTGAGCAAAAGGTAAAGCACTAGTAAAATAATCGTGTTCCCATGCACGAATTCTCATTTCAACTAATTCACCATTAGATGAATTGTTTCCATCAGTTAATTTAAAAGGAACAGGTAATACTAAATTTTGATCACGATAATACTCATTATAAATAGCTTGATATGCAGCAAAAGGCAAAGCACTTACACGAGTTTCTAAACCAGATACACCAAATTCTTGATATGGAAGACCTAAATAATTACATAAACGTAAAATACGAACATCTGAAGCACTAAAAGATAAATAAGGTGCAACATATTCAACACCAGTACCACCAGCATTAGCAGAATCAGTAATAAATGGTTCCCAATTAGACCATAAAATACGATTAGGTACAAAGAAATAATGCATACTAACATCAAATCTATGCATAACTGGAGCAGTCATAGGAGCAAATCTAACAATAGATTCACATGACAAATCAAATTTGTCACCAGGTACACACTCTAACGTCAATATAGGAGTAAGTTCTCCAATATTAGCAGACAACTTAACATCATGTGTTAAATCAAAGAAATTTTTCTTTGGTTTTTTTAACTGAATTGAATTAAATAAATTCCTAGCCATAATTATAAACGGATACCACCGCGTGACATGTAATAAGTTCTTGAAACTTTACTTCTCTTGCCGTAACCTTTAC